TCATTTCATTGCTTTTTTGGCCGCCAGACGCGCGCCAGTCCTGGCTCAATGTAAGGCAGTTCTTGCCAAATTTTGCCAAAACGCCTATCTTGCCCGCATGAGCACGATGAACATTTCCCTGCCGGAATCGCTTAAGTCCTTCGTGGACGAGCAGGTGACGACGCGCGGCTTTGGGACGAGCAGCGAATATGTGCGCGAGCTCATTCGCAAGGACCTCGATCGTCAGCGTCTGCGCGGCTTGCTGCTGCAAGGCGCCCAGTCAGCGCCGGCTGCAACGGCAGATGACGGCTATTTCGAGGATCTGCGCGCCCGGGTTCGCAGCAATCGGGCGACGTGACCGCCAAGCCGGTCATTCCGCGCGAGCTTGCCAACCAGGACATCGAAGAGGCGCTCGACCACTATCTCGACCAAGGCGGTGAAGCCGTCGCCTTGGGGTTCGTCGACGCTTTGCAGCGAGCCTACCAGCATGTCGGTCGGCACCCTGCAAGCGGCTCCAGCCGCTATGCCCATGAGCTCGATTTGCAGGGCCTCAAGTTCTGGCCGCTGAAGCGGTATCCCTATCTCGTGTTCTACCTCGAGCGCGAGACCCACATCGACGTCTGGCGCGTGCTCCATGCCGAGCGCGACATCCCTGCCTGGATGAAGGATCCGGACGTCACCTGACGTCAGGACCTATCCATGAAGGGCATGAGCGAGCGCCAATACGCGGCCCATGTCGGGCTGTCGCGTGGCGCGATCCAGAAGGCCAGGCTCGCAGGCCGGCTTGTTCTGCTACCAGACGGCTCTATCGACGCTGCGGCCAGTGATGCGCGCCGCGCCGCCATGACGGACCCGTCCAAGCAGCGGTCTACGCCGAACGCCACGAAGCTGAGGCCTGTCCCGGATGCCGCCCTCTCGGCGGTTGGCGACACACTGCGGGAGAATGGCATCGCGACCCCGTCCAACGGTGGCGGGACGACCTTCCTGCAAGCCAAGACCGCCAATGAGGTGCTGAAGGCGCAAGAGCGCCGCCTCAGGCTTCAGAAGATGAAGAACGAGGTGGTCGACCGGTCCCGGGCGACGGCGCTGGTGTTCCGCCTTGCGCGCGAGGAGCGCGACACATGGGTGAATTGGCCCGCGCGCATCGCAGCCCTGATGGCGGCCGAACTCGGCGTCGAGGCGCATCCGATGCAAAAGGTTCTGGAGACGCATGTCCGCGCCCATCTCGCCGAGCTTGCCGAGCTCCGACCCGAATTTCGCTGACGCGGACCTTCGGTTCGTTGAGGCTTTCGCCTTCGAAGGCGCCGATGAGCTCTGGAGATCCTGGCGCGAGGGGCTCACGCCCGATCCACTTCTCACGGTTTCTGAATGGGCTGACCGCCATCGCTTCTTGAGCCCACGCGCTTCGGCCGAGCCCGGGCGCTACAGGACGGATCGCACGCCCTACATGCGCGCGATAATGGACGCACTATCGCCGTCGCATCCGGTGCGGCGCATCGTCTTCATGAAGGCGGCGCAGGTCGGCGCGACGGAAGCAGGAAACAACTGGATCGGCTATGTCATCCATCACGCCCCGGGGCCGATGCTCTCGGTGCAGCCGACTGTAGAGCTTGCCAAACGCTTCTCGCGCCAACGTATCGAGCCGTTGATCGCTGAAAGCCCAAGCTTACGCGAACGGGTGAAACCGTCCCGCGCGCGTGACGCCGGCAACACCGTGCTGTCGAAGGAATTTCCAGCGGGTCTTTTGGTCATCACCGGCGCGAACAGCGCGGTCGGCCTGCGCTCAATGCCGGCGCGCTATTTGTTTCTCGACGAGGTGGACGCCTATCCGCCCTCGGCCGACGAAGAAGGCGATCCGGTTGCGCTGGCTGAGGCGCGCACCAGGACCTTCTCATGGCGATCGAAAGTGTTTCTCGCTTCGACGCCGACGATCCATGGCGTGTCCCGGATCGAGCGCGAGTTCGAGGCGTCTGATCAACAGCGTTTCTTCGTACCATGCCCGCATTGCCAACACCGGCAATGGCTGCGGTTCGAGAGGCTCCGCTGGGACAAGGGCAAGCCGGAGACGGCGCACTACATCTGCGACGCCTGCGATACACCGATCGAAGAGCATCACAAGATCGCAATGCTCGAAGACGGCGAATGGCGTGCGACCGCCGAGGCGACGGATCCCGGTACGATCGGGTTCCACCTCTCGGCGCTCTATTCCCCGGTCGGCTGGATGAGCTGGGCGATGATCGCCCGCATGTGGGAAACCTCGCAATCGAGCGACGAAGCCAAGCGCAGCTTCAAGAACAGCGTTCTGGGCGAGACCTGGATCGAGACCGGAGACGCGCCCGACTGGCAGCGGCTTTATGAACGCCGCGAGGATTGGCAGATCGGCAATGTGCCGAGTGGCGGCTTGTTTCTCACCGCCGGCGCCGACGTGCAGAAAGACCGGATGGAGGTTTCGATCTGGGCTTGGGGACGGGATCTGACGAGTTGGCTCGTCGATCACATCGTCATCGATGGCGGACCCGATAACTTAGAATGCTGGTCGGAATTGGCTAGCCTCTTGGAGCGAACTTGGCCTCACGCGCATGGCGCAAGGCTCGGCCTCGCCAAACTCGGGATCGACACGGGCTACGAGGCGTCTGCCGTCTATTCCTGGGCGCGCGCCATGGGACACGGACAGGTGGCGCCGCTCAAAGGCGTTGAGGGCTTCAATCGTGCCGCGCCGGTCGTCGGTCCAAGCTTTGTGGATGTGACAGAAGCGGGCAAAAGACTGCGCCGTGGCGCCCGGCTCTGGACCGTCGCGGTCGCCACCTTCAAGAGCGAGACCTATCGCTATCTGCGCCTTGCGCGGCCGACAGATGAAGACCTGCTTACGGGCGCGCGCCATCCGGCCGGATATGTGCACTTGCCACGCGGACTTGAGGCGGAATGGGTCAAGCAGCTCGTCGCGGAGCAGCTGATCAGCGTGAAGACCCGTCGCGGGTTTCAGAAGCTCGAATGGCAGAAGCTTAGGGAGCGCAACGAGGTGCTCGACTGCCGGGTCTATGCGCGCGCAGCGGCATGGATCGCGGGCGCCGATCGCTGGACCGATGAGAAATGGCGCGACCTGGAGGATCAGGTCGGGCCCATGCCCAAACAGATGCTGGATGTGAAACCCGACGCATCGATCGCAGCCGGTGTGCTGGCGCGTGCGCCCTCCATGGGTGGCAAGCGCCGGTCTGATTGGCTCTCGGGCGTCGACAAAGGATGGCTGCGATGAGCTGGACGACCACTGAACTCGATGCCCTGCGGCGCGCCTATGCCTCCGGCACGCTGCGGGTCAGCTACGAGGGCAAGACCGTCGAATACGGATCTGCCGCCGACCTGCTGTCGCGGATCCGCACAATCGAGCGTGAATTGGCCGGCAATGCGATCGACCGCGCTCCCGTGGCCGGTCTTGCCGGTTTCGCGCGCGGGGATCGCTGATGGGCCGCGTTACCTGGCTTGATCGCGCTATCGGCTCGGTCGCGCCACGCACGGCGCTCAGACGGGTCCAGGCACGCGACAGTCTCGATGCCCTGGTACGCGGCTATGATGGCGCAGCCAAGGGACGACGGACAGATGGCTGGCGGAGCGCCGGCACATCCGCCGATAGCGAGATCGGGACCGCCGGCGCCCTGCTCCGGGACCGCATGCGCGACCTGGTGCGAAACAACCCGCACGCTGCAAAAGCAGTGTCGGTTCTCGTGAACAACATCATCGGCTCGGGGATTATTGCCCGTGCTGCGAGCGGCAATGACAAGCTCGACGCGCAGGCAACGGCCCTCTGGGAAGCATGGTCGGCCCGCTGCGATGCTGATGGGCAGCTCGACTTCCTGGGGATCCAGACGCTCGCCTGTCGACAGATGGTCGAAGCGGGCGAAGTTCTGATCCGGCGCAGACCGCGACGGGCAAGTGATGGGCTCGATGTACCGCTGCAATTGCAGCTCCTCGAAGCCGACATGCTGGATGCGGGCCGCAACGGCGATCTCGTCGATGGCGGGCGGATCGTGCAAGGCGTCGAGTTCAACGGTCTCGGCCAACGGCGAGCCTATTGGCTCTATGCGCAGCATCCGGGCGATACCGTCGTAACCACCAGGCGCCGGCTTGACAGCCTGGCGATCCCGGCGAGCGACATTGCCCATCTCTATGAGAAGCAGCGTACCCAGGTCCGTGGGGTGCCCTGGGGCACGCCGGTGATGCGAGCGCTCCGCGATCTCGACGACTGGACGCAGGCAGAGCTCGTTCGCAAGAAGACCGAAGCCTGCGTGGTTGGGATCGTGCTTGGCGCCGACGAAGGCGAACAGGGCATTGCACCATCGGTCGTCGATGCCGACGGAAACCGGGTTGAGCAATTCGAACCGGGCCTCATCGCCTATGCGCGCGGCGGCAAGGACATCCGCTTCAATCAACCGGCGACCACAGCCGGGGTCTCAGAATGGCTCCGGGCGCAGCTGCATATCGTGGCGGCAGGCTTTCGCATGCCCTACGAGCTGCTGACCGGCGACCTCAGCCAGGTCAACTACTCTTCCATTCGCGCTGGGCTTGTCGAGTTCCGCCGTCTGATCGATGCGGTGCAATGGCAAATCATCATCCCGATGCTCTGTCAACCCAGCTGGGACTGGTTCACCGAACAAGCCTGGGCGGCAGGTAAGCTGCCGCAGCCCCGTATCCCGGTCGAATGGTCGCCACCTCGCTTCGAGGCCGTTGATCCCCTGAAAGACGCCATGGCGGATCTGCTCGCCATGCGGTCGGGCACCATGACGCTAGCGCAGGCTATCGCGCGGCAAGGCCATAACCCTGACGCAGTGCTCGCCGAGATCGCCGCCATGAACGCCAAGCTCGATGCGCTTGAGCTTGTTCTCGACAGCGATCCGCGCCGCGTCACCAAGACCGGCGTCATGCAATCGCCATCGGCGTTCCAAGAATAGTAACACGGTCAGTCGGCAAGACCAAGGAAAACGATCAATGCTCGGTTGATGCGCACGATATCTGCAGCGACGAGTTGCCCGATCCGGTCTCCAAGCTTCGTCTTGGGGATAGTGCTTACCTTGTCGACCATGATCCGCGACGTGGCGCGCAACCCATTTGCGCCGCTAGGCACTACGTCAAGACGAAATAGCGGCAACTCAGTTGGATCCGTGGTGAAAGGGCAGATCGTGACCGAGTCCAGAACCTCAAAGGCCTCGCTCTGGACAATGACAACAGGACGAGGTTTGCCGGCGTAATCAGGACCGCCCGAGACGGTCCAGATTTCACCGCGCTTCATCGGTATTGAACCACGAGATTGAGTCAATGAAGGCTTGATCGCTCTCTGCGTGCGGGCTGGCATTGGCGAGAAGGCATTGCCGGCGAACCTCCTGGGCGAAGCCAGGCGCACGGGTATCCGGGACCCAAATTTGGATCGGCCGAAGCCCTTGAGCACGCAGCCGGTCTCGGTGCGCGCCAACACGCTCCCTCACGGGCCCGCTGCCTTTTGAACGCTTGGTTGAGGATGCCATGGGCCTCTCCTTGTTACATGTAACATACCCTGATCCATGGGTTTCTACAAGAGGGAAATTCCCAGATGCACGGAACCATCGAACTGCCGGCCCTGCGCCGCGCAGCCGACTTATTGCCGGCCACTATCGATGAGCAGGATCGCTCAATAGAAGTGGTCTGGTCGACGGGCGCTAGGGTCAGAAGGCAACCGCTTTTTGGCGAGCCCTTCGACGAAGAGCTCAGTATGGAGCCCACTAGTGTTCGCCTGGACCGGTTGAATGCAGGTGGGCCGCTGCTCAAGGTTCACGACACTCGTACGCTTGATGCTGTCATCGGCTCAGTGGTTCCTGGGACCGCCCGGATAGATCAGGGACGTGGCGTTGCGCGTGTTCGTTTTAGTGAGCGTGATGATGTGGAGCCCATCTGGGCAGATGTCCGCGCTGGGCATTTGAGGGCTGTGTCCATTGGTTATCAGGTCCACCGTTTTGACGTGACTCGCTCGGCGAATGGTCCAGAAATTTGGCGGGCAGTGGATTGGACACCCTTTGAGAT